TATGTTTTATAGCGTATAGTATATAGGAGAGGAGGAGATTTGTCAAGAATTATTTTTTGGAGGTGAAGTAAAAAAGGGGCCGAAGCCCCTTTTCTAAGTTATGCCGCGCCTACGTATTTAATAGTAGCTTCGTTCGTGCTAGCAATAGTTGAGGGCAATCCATGGAAAGAAGTCTCCAACGAAATAACGTCTTCAATACCGTGAGCAGGAATTTCAAAGTGGGCCGTGCCCATAGCAAATTCCAAACGAGGTGTTGCACTAGCTCCGCCAATCTTGAAAGCAGTTTGAAAAGAGTTAGTAATCAATGATCGTGCCCCTGCTGCTGTCATATCGTTAAAGAAGTCTGTAGAGGTTCCAGTATTAGTACCGGAATCTAGACCAAGATAACATGCAAAGTTTCCTGAGATTGATCTTGCGCCCGTAACATGACCTACTGGAGTATTTACAGACCCTAGTGTTTCTGGAGTAATATAAGTAATATTATTAGAAATAGTAATTGCACCGCCTGTTAGAGTCAAAGTGTATACACCTGATCCAGAGCCGGGGAAATTAGTAGTGTCATTTGCGGTAATTGTAAGCTGGGTCAATCGATTACGAATAAAGTTATCCGTTGCATCTATATCTTCATATACAGTTTTAGTAGGCTTACTATCTGAAGTAAGCGTAGAACCAAAACCAGACCAGCTAATCGTAGCCAATCCATCAATATCAAAATCAATAGAAGCTTCGTTTACAACTGCACTAGCAACTTTATAAACCTGTGGGTTAGTTCCTGCATCATCAAGAGAGAAGAAAATATCCGCTGTACCTAAAGTTGTTTTATTAGAACTAGCAAAGGTGATATCTAAGTCTGTGCCATCACGAGTGAAGCCCGTAAAATCATGAGAAGCATAAGCAGCATCGCCTACCATTAGCGCCCATAATACTTCTTCTACTGCGTGATGCGCTACAGCATCGTTTGCCGCACCTGAGCCTGTTCCCGCTGATTTAAACGGACGAACATATGTTGAGAAGGACCATTCTACAGGAGCGAGTGAGTCGTTGAACATTCTTCGTCCACGCTTACTGACTCCACTGGAATCTTCCATTTCTGCCAGAGTTACCTCTGTTGAGTTTGTTGCTTGCGAAAAGCTAAATCCATCAAGCACGGGAACTTCCCAAATTGCTGATCCAATCTTGATGTACACTTTCGTGTCGCGACTAAAATATAAAGTATCGACTGCCATAGTTTTCTCCTATGTATCTTGAAAAGACTTGGACGTGAACATTTGTTCTTGCCAGAATTTTCTAGTATTGAATCTCTATTGTTATTTCTCCAACACCTAGAGGTTCTAAAGCTCCTTCATCAGTATCAATACTGATTATAGAGATTTGATTAGTAGTAAATAAATTATTTTGCTTATCACTATATTGTAATCGTGAGTTTTCTTCAATAACTGTTTCTACGTCTTCCATTAATAAATTTAAGGCTTCTTGAGCATTTTCTTCGTTGACATAACAACGTAATACTACACCTAAGAACCTGTCCTTGTATCCACCCGCTTGGTATTGGCGGGTTTCACTTCCTGCATTTAAATGAATTGCAGGAAATTCTTCTATTTCATCCCAAAATTTTAAAAAAGGGTGAACATTATTTGCAACATCTGTAAGCATAGCCCCAGAACCATCAATGCCTTTTAGCTTCTCTGCCAAGGCTTTGAGTATATTAGACCTACGTGAAGTATAAGTTCTTTCTATAGTCATTATACTCTCCTGGTATATAGTCTTATTTGTACCATGTCTTTTGCGATCTCTCTTATAGACTGATCAATTAAAGTTCGGGGATCTCGTTTTACACTTGCAAATTTTGAACCACTAGTACTTTCGTATACCTGATAAGGATTCTTTCTATAAGTGTAGCCTATGCTAGGAAGCCCTGTTCTGGTAGATTGAATATCTGTAACTCTTACACTGCTTGCGAATCTACCTGTCCTATTTTCTAAGCCAGGAGCATTCATATTCTTTGCCACAGTATCTGGCAGTCTTGAATTCAACATTGTCAATAATCCTGTCACTGATATAGCTTGATTATTTCGTTGATCTTTTCCTGCTGTTCTTTGTTTAATCTTTCTTAGTCGTTTTCTAGCTGTTTTAGCAGGGGCTTTTTTCTTACCTGTAGATATTGCCGTACCTTTTGTTTTCTTTTTTGTGTATTTCTTTTTTGGGTCAATAGTAGAAGCAATCATTTCTTCTAAATCTTCGGGTATAGTACGAGATCCGCGAAGATCTGTTATATCCATATTTCCAAGGTCTCTGGTAAAAGAGTCCATACTTCCTTTTACTATATCAGCAAACATGCCGCCTACCCAAGCTGATAAACGTCCCTTAAATTGATTTAATTCTTTCCACTCTAGCTCTAACTCTATCGTACCTTCTATGCCACGAAGTAAGCTTACATCTTTTGTCCAGTCTACTTTTAGGTCCGCTCCTGATTCTACCGCTGCGCGTAACTTATCGATTAACTCTATCTTATTTTCTGCTGTAGAGCCCACTATCTTGTCTATCTTGTCTATATCTCCGGTTATCTGATAAAGAGCTAATAAAGCTTTTCTTTCATCCTGAGTAAAGTCTGGATCGTCCTCAAAGGTATCTAAAGCCAGTGCTATATAGCTTCTAAGTACACTTATGTTTTTATGGCCTAACTCGTAACTCTCAGATAGATCAGGAAAAAGTTTTGCTGCTACCCTTTTTTGCTGTCTAAAATTAGCTTTTTTATCTACTATCTTCTTACCTGTTCTTATCTGGAAAGATTGACCGTCTACTTGAAAAGTTTTCCTGGAGGACTCTTTATCTTTTTGAGACATCCCTTTGCTAGCTTTCGCATATGCTTTTCCAAACTCTTCATATTTTTTAGCAAACTCTCCATCTACCTGAAGTATTTGTTTTACTTGAGGATTTCTATCAATAGCTTTCCTTAAAACCTTTGACTCTAGAAAAAGTCTTTTACTAAGAGTACCTGCTACACCTTTTACCGATCTTGGCTTTATAATCTTAGCCATTAAAAATTCTTATACAAGTCTAATACTCGTTTAATATGGTCAGGAAATGCCACATTATCACGTTGACTAGTAGACGCTTGGTTTTGGATGCTTGCTGCGCCAAGGGTTCTTCGTTCTTTATGCTCATCTTTAAGATAGTACGTAACCAAATCGATTACTGCTAGTCTTAAATCTGCAGGGCATGTCTCGTATCCTGCTTTATAAACTACTTCTACAGAGGCAGGGCCGTGTGGCCAAAACATATAGCCACCCTGATTTGTTCTTAAAATACTATCTGTACTGTAATCAAAGTAGTACTGATAATCAGTTGTTGTTAGTGTTTCATAAGAAGAACCATAAGAGGATCTTTCTTTTACACTTACTACTGTATTAACAGGAGTTTCTGTTAACTGAACCGCATATGTGTTCCAAGTAATATTAAAAGTTTCGGTCTTGTTAGTGGCGAAGTAGTCTACTAAACTATTCCCACAATAGGTTTTTACTAATTGACTCACGGATGGAATTAAAGAGCTTAGTCTCAAATCTTCTTTTGGAGACTGAATTCCCTCTGATTCTTTATACTCTGCTAATGTAATTAAATTTGCCATAAGTCCATTAATAAAAACCTTGGGGAAGGAAACCCTTCCCCTCAGTCTCTAGCTGTTATTAAGCTACTGAATCGATCTTGACGCAAGGCTGATCTGAGCCTGCACCGGCGACGATTTCGTTGAAGCCCAAAGATTGGCTAGCAACGATTACGCGACGCTGATTCAATACTTCGTAATCCTGCTCGACGGTTACACCGCGGAGTCGTGGAGCTACGTAGTTTCGTGCGTATACTGCAAAGGCTACTGGTACACCAGCGCCTTCTGCGGCGAACTCTTCAGAAACGATTACTGGAGAGCCGAAAACAGCTCCAACAGTACCCGTTACTTTGATAGCCAGTTCAGTACCGACTTCGTCTAAGCTTTGGAAAGCTGAATCGCTTAACAAATCATAGTACATTTTTTGACTGACGACGAAAGTAACGTCAGAAGGGTTCAAGCCGTACTTACCCATTTCCTTACGAGCATTTAACAAGTCAGCACCAGTCATGGTGTTGAAAGAAGTACCCGCAGCTCCGTTACCAGAGATATCGTGAGTAATAGCAGAAGCTGCA